GGTTAGCTGTATTGAGGCTGCTGGTAATCACTTTAACTTAAACTGTCCTTTAACCGGGGAATACAAGATAGGGGATAGTTGGTATGAAACCCACTAAAAATAAAGACCCAAGCAGACTTGGAGACATAGCGGAACATTACGCTATAACTTGGCTGTGGGATCAAGGATTTGATGTGTTTAAAAACTCAGGGTGTACTGGCCCCGTTGATATGATAGCTCTTGACCGTGGAGGAGGAAACATGATGCTTATTGACGTAAAAACTGAAAAAGGATGGAACACAGGTTATCGTTCTCCATTACAGAAACAACTTGGAGTGAAAATACTGAGTTTTAATCCTAAGGAAAGAAAATTACGTTTTGTGGAGCATAAAACATGAAAACAATTAATACTTTAGTACAGGACATCTACAGCTTAGTCAAGACTAAACGTGTGGATAAGGAAGTGGACGCTGAAGCGGAGATAGAACGCTTTGGGGAAGCCATGAAGGACTTGATGCGTAAGGAGTTTGTCAATAGAGGATGGGACGCTAGGAAACTGCGCTTGTCCAACGTAGGTAGGGAAGACAGATACTTATGGAACCATTTCCGGGGAGTAGCCAAGGAAGCTATAGAACCGCATACGCTGGTTAAGTTTCTGTACGGTCACTTAATAGAGGAGATGCTGTTGTTCCTGACTAGGATGGCAGGACATACAGTCACCGACGAACAAAAGGAATGTGAGGTTGAAGGTATCAAGGGTCACATGGACTGTAGGATTGACGGAATAGTAACTGACGTTAAGTCAACTAGCTCCTACGGTTTTAAGAAGTTCAAGGACGGATCACTTGCCTTTGACGATCCCTTTGGTTACATAGACCAGATAAAGGCATACGCCTACTCTGAGAATGAAACCAAGTTTGGTTGGCTTGCCATGGACAAACAGAACGGACACTTGACTTTCCTACAGTACGACTTGGAGGACACTCAGGCTCCTGTTTATGAAGTCCTGAAGGAAGACATAGCTGAGAGGATACGGCACGTAAAAAAGATGGTAGGGGTAGAAGAGCGGCCTTTACCCTGTTACGAGCCATTGCCAGATGGAAAGAGTGGGAACCTGAAACTCGCCGTAGGCTGCTCTTACTGTCAGTTCAAAAGATCATGTTATCCGGACTTGCGAGTATTCGCTTACTCTACAGGTCCACGTTTTTTAATAGAGGTAAAAAATGAACCGAAAGTATCTGAGATCAAAGAAAAAAGGTCCGTTTAAAGAAATGTTTAGATCCGGACTTGAGAAGACGTTTGCTACTCTTTATCCAAAGAAGGAGTTTGTGTACGAACCTTATGACGTTCCTTACATAACCAAAAGAACTTATAAGCCTGACTTCGTACACAAGCCAACTGGCAAAATGATTGAGTGCAAAGGTTATTTTAGACAGGGGGACACACTAAAGTACAAATCAGTTAGGGACTGTTGCGACGACGAATTAATATTTGTTTTGTCGGACCCCTTTAAAAAAGTACGGAAAGGTGCTAAAATAACTATGTCTCAATGGTGCGACAAGGAAGGGTTTAAATACTTTACAGTACAACAAAAAGATGAGTTAATGGATTATGTCACTGACGATGAATGAAATTAAGGAGAAACTACTTGAGCGGTATGAAGTGGACGACTTGGTGGAAGCTTTGGCAGTAACCAGTGAAGAACTTTTAGATCGCTTTGAAGACAAACTAATCAACAGGTTGGACGGATTTGAGGAAGACCTGAAGGAAGAAACAACAGAGGAGACTTATGTAGATGAGCAGCATTGACGACGCAACACCACAGGAATGGGACAGAATGAATAAAAACAGGATAGGGGAAAAGTTAGGCGAGAAATACGCAGAAATTATTAACATGGCACATGCACCGACTAAAAACTTTGATCCAGTACATAAACCTATCCATTATAACAATGGGGACATAGAAGCTATATCGTACATTAAACAGCAGCTAGGGCATGAGTTTCAAGCTTACTGTTACGGAGCAGTCCTGAAGTACATGCACAGGTTCAAGTACAAGGATGGACTACAGGACTTGAAGAAAGCCAAGTGGTACTTAAAGGAAATGATTAAGGACTTAGAACAGCAGGAGAATGAAGAGGATGATTGAGGACTACCTTGGTATTCAAATAGACTACGCCAAGGAGGAAAATTTAAGTGATTTCTCCTTGGACACATTGAAGGACAGATACTTCTGGAAGGAGGAAAAGTATGCTCAACAGGCTTTGGCTAGGGCTTCTGTATACTGTGCAACTTATCAGGGAATTGTTGACTACGATCTTGCACAGCGACTTTATAACTACTCAAGTTCGCATTGGTTCTCTTATAGCACTCCTATCCTTAGCAACGCAGGAACGAGCCGTGGTTTACCTATCTCATGCTTTCTTAATCATGTTCCTGATTCAAGGACTGGTTTATCTGCTCACTACGATGAGAACATATGGCTCGCAAGTGGAGGTGGAGGCTTGGGTGGATGTTGGAGTAGTGTTAGAAGCAATGGTATTCCTACTTCTAACGGCAGTGAATCTACTGGTAGCATACCATTTATGCACATAGTTGACTCACAGATGCTGGCGTTTAACCAAGGCGTAACCAGAAGAGGTTCCTACGCTGCTTACATGGACATTAGCCATCCTGAAATAGAAGAGTTTGTAGGGATGCGTAAGAGTACTGGAGGAGACTTAAACCGTAAGTGTCTTAACCTACACAACGCAGTAACAATAACGGACTCATTCTTAGACGCAGTTAAGGAGGACTTGCCATGGAGACTCATAGATCCTAAATCCAAGGAAGCAGTTAAAACTGTGTCCGCTAGGGATCTTTGGTGGTCTTTGATACACACCAGAGCGGAGACAGGTGAACCGTACATTGTTAACATTGACAGGTGTAATGAAGCATTGCCTGAACAACAAAAGGAATTAGGGTTGGAGATTACTCAGTCCAACCTGTGTTCCGAAATAACCTTACCAACCAACGAAGAGAGAACTGCTGTTTGTTGCTTGTCAAGTGTTAACCTAGAATACTTTGACGAATGGAAGGACGAAGAATTGTTTATTAGTGACCTGATAACTATGCTGGACAACGTACTGGAGCATTTTGTAGGTCATGCAGTAGGAGACACTAGTAAGCTTAAAACCAACAATATGAACTTTGAGAGGTTTAGCAGCTATGTTAAAGAATCCGCTAAAGGGTTTGCTAAGTCAGCTTATTCAGCTTACAGAGAACGCGCTGTTGGACTTGGCGCGATGGGGTTTCACGCTTATCTACAGCGCAACGGAATTCCTTTTGAGGGAATGTACGCCTCAAGTTTTAACAACAGATCGTTTTCTCATATTAAGGAGAGAGCCACAGCAGCTAGTGAAGCTCTGGCTCAAAGCCGTGGGGAGTCTCCTGATATGGTGGGTTCTAATCGTCGTAATAGTTGTCTTCTCGCTGTTGCTCCTAATGCTTCTTCTAGCATTATTTGTGGTCAGACTTCTCCTAGTATTGAGCCGCAACGTGCTAATGTCTTTACGCACAAGACTCTTACCGGAAGCTACCAAGTTAGGAACAAGTATCTTCTATCTCTTCTTCAAGAGAAAGGGCTAGACAATGAAAAGACTTGGAAGGACATTGCGGCTGCTGAAGGCTCTGTACAGAGTATTGAGGGACTCAGCGAAGAAGAGAAGGAGGTATTTAAGACTGCTCCTGAGATAAACCAGTTGTGGGTCATTGAACATGCACATCACAGACAGAAGTACATTTGTCAGAGTCAGTCAGTTAATTTGTTCTTTGCTCCTCCTAAGGCTACAGAACCACAGGAGGTACATGACGAATACCTAGAGTACGTTAACAATGTGCACTGGATTGGTGCAAGAAGATTAAAGTCCATGTACTACCTAAGATCCAACGCAGCTAGGAACTCTGAGAATGTCAACATAAAAATACCAAGAATTAACCTAGAGGACGTGGAGTGTTTGGCCTGTGAAGGATAAGATATTTGAACATAAACTAAAGGAAGTGGTGCATAGGTACGACATGTTGGAAGAAGAAAAAAGATTGGAGCTAAGGATATACAAAGCCAGATGGGTGTGGTATCATACTATACTTGCAGCGGAGTTAGGTTTAGTAGTTTATTTATTATGGGAAATTAGTAACAAACTAGGATAACAATGGTTTTAAAACAAAAAGATTTTTCAAACATAAGTCAAAAAGAGTTAGCTAATTCTAAAAAAATATTTAAAAGTGAAACTCCTAAACATGATTTGTCTTGGTACATTAAATGGGTTAGTTCAGTTTTAATTATTGCAGCAATACTGGTTAGATCCGCTGGAATTAGTCCCTTAACTGATTTATCACTATCATTTTTAGGTTGTCTTGGTTGGTTAGTAGTAGGGCTTTTGTGGAAGGACAGAGCTTTACTAATTCTTAATTCTGTGTGCTGTTCAATACTAGCTACTGGAATACTTAATTACATTGTGGAGAACTATATATGAGCATTAAAGACGCTAAGTACTACATAAGCGAAACTAAGGAGTTTGTCAGTTACAATGAGTTAATGTCAAAGGACTATGAGCTAATAGATTCTACAGGGTGGAGAACTCACTTTGATAATCTTAGTCCTTACGACATTAATCTTTAGAATAAAGTAGGAGACAATAAATTGAGCTTAACTGGAACTAGGGACTACTACAAACCCTTTGACCATCCTTGGATGTTTGACTACTACGTACAGCAGAACCAGATGCACTGGTTTCCTGAGGACGTACCACTACACAACGACGTTAAGGATTGGCAGGACTTAGAGGAACATGAGAAGAACTTGTTGACTCAAATCTTTAGACTGTTTACTCAGTCCGACGTGGACGTTAGCTCTGGCTATGTGGATCGCTACATGCGTATCTTTAAGAAGCCTGAGGCACGTATGATGATGGGTGCGTTTAACAACATGGAGTCCATACACCAACACGCTTACAGTCTTCTACTGGACACTGTGGGTATGCCTGAGATTGAGTACAAGGCTTTCTCAGAGTACACTTCCATGGCAGACAAGCATGAATACGTTAACAGCATTAAAGTGTCCAACAGGGACAGGAAAAGCATAGCCAAGGCTCTGGCTGTTTACTCTGGGTTTACTGAAGGTCTACAGTTATTCTCCAGCTTCATTATCCTTCTTAACTTTCCTAGATTTGGACGTATGAAGGGCATGGGACAGATAATAACGTACAGCATACGTGATGAGTCTTTGCACGTAGAAGCCATGACTAAGTTATTCAGGGAGTACATACAGGAAAACATAGACCTGTGGACTGACGACTTTAAAAAGGAAATCTATCAGGCTTGTAGGGACATGGTTGACCTAGAGGACAGGTTTCTTAACCTAGTGTTCCAGATGGGTGACATAGAAGGACTAACCCAAAGAGAAATGCAACAGTACATTAGGTACATAGCGGACAGGAGGCTGCTACAGTTAGGACTGAAGCCTAACTACAAGGTTAAGGACAATCCTCTGGAGTGGCTTGACACAGTGTTGGGAGTGGAACACCAGAACTTCTTTGAAGGTAGATCCACGTCCTACATGAAGGCAGGACTTAGGGGTAACATGGACAAAGTAAACTTTATGGAGGTGATAGCGGAATGAGCAACATAACCAGACTAAACGGTAATGGTTCTAACTTCAGGGACGACATTGTTAAGTCAATACGTAATGAAATTTTAGCAGGACTTGAGAAACATAGGATGAACGTAGAAGTAATGCTTAAAAATCCTACTGCTCTACCGGATCACACTTCCTTTACTGACGCTGTTAAAGAAGAGTTAAAGTACATTGGGGAGTTTGGCGATCTGTTAAGCGCACTGGAATACTGTGAGGTGGATGAGTCTCAGCAGGCGAAAAATGGGGGTAACACAGAAGACTAGCTAAGTACTTTTTTATCTTTGTGATGTATCTGTGCGCTGCCTTTAGATGTTGATTGTACAACCCAACATTATAGGCTTTGAGAGCGCACAGGAGGCTCCCTAAGCAACGATCCTTGAAGTAGGCTAAAACCATAGCTCCACAGTGTACATTAGCCTCAGGATCGCTTAGGAGAGCTTCCGTCATACCACAGTACTCAGACCAATACTCCGGTCTAACCTGTGCAGGACCAACTGCACCAACATGAGACACTACATGTTTTCTAAAGGAGCTTTCAGTGATTAAAAGACTAGCTAAAACTTCCGGATGGATCTTCTGGCGTTCAGAGGCTTCCAATATCCAACCAGAGAACTCAGACGCTACTTTAGGTTTAACACCAAAGCCTTTAACCAAACGATCACTAAAGTGGTTTGTCAAGGTTTCATTGGTTGCTCTGGTTGTTATTTTGGGTAGCTGGAGTTCCGAACTAATGTAGGTTTTCGAATATTTACCAATGTCAAGCGTTATTAACCCTAAAGTTAACGTGCAGGAAACCGCTAGTGCTTGTACACCAGATAGTATTTTCATGGGGAAGATTTAAATTAGAATAAAAAAGTTTATTCTTTTTCCGTTTGAAGGCCAGTTAATAAACCAGCAGCAGCAGGATAAGCAGCTACATTTTCTAATGCACCTAACACATCTTGTTTTTCTGGTCTAACTGTAAAATCACTAGCAGCTTTACTTGCTTGCGTCATTAAATCTCTTTTTCCTCTTCCTGATCCAGTAGATTCAAAAGGAACTCCAAATTCTTTTTCTATTCTTTCTTTTTGAGATACAGTTTCAGGATTAGTTCCGTACCTTTGTTTTTCTTTTCGTTTATCAAATAAATTATAAGTATGAGGATCTGACATAGTAATCATCTTTTTAACTCCAGTTTTTTTAGGAGAACCAGCACCCGGAAATTCAATGTCTATTGATGTTTTTGGTATAGCAGCTATATCATTTTTGTCAAACATTGTGTGTAGAACATTACCGTCAATATCAAAAACAAATAAATCAGCTACTCCACCTGCTGCTTTGTCTTGTGAAACATGAGTAGAGCTTACAAATATTCTTTTGTTTTTTTCGTCAACTTTTAATAAATTATTTTTAGATTCATCTATTATAGGTTTTAATTTATCGTAAGTTTTCTTTTGTAAAGGATGTAATTTTTTACCGTCTTGAAGAATTTTTTTATATTGTAAATATTTATAGATTTTGTCGTTACTTTCTTCGTTAAGCTTATCCGGTAAAAATCTTAAAGCTATAAATTCTTTAAGATCATCTAAAGAATCAAATTTATTTTTATCAGGAAAAAATTTATTTAATTTATCTTTAGCAGCAAATATTCTTTTTCCAGTAGCAGAAGCAGTTCTTAATTTAGCTTCGTTTTGTAAATCCATAAAAGCATTATTGTTTTTCAATACAAATTTAAAATCTTTTTCATCTTTAATTTTAAAAGTATTTTTTAGCGCGTCGTATATATCCGTTCTTAATTTAGAATCTACCCAAGAAATTTTTTCTTTTTTAGGAGACTTAGATAAACTTCTTAAAAAAGTTTTTTTGTTCAAATCTCCATAATCAACAAAAGCAAAATCAGTGTAAATCTTTTTTAATGCTTCTGGAACTTTGCCAGTTTTTTGAATTGAAAATAAAGCAGTTTGAGCTAATTGCCCTTCATTATAAGATTCTCTTGTTTTTCCTAATTTTTCTAAATCTGCTTGGTGTCTAGTTTCTAATTGTTTAATTCGTATTTCTTCTCCTTTAGTAAGAGATTCTCCAGAAGCTTTTTTTGCTGCTAATTCTGAAATTATATTATTTCTTTTTATTGTGTTTTGAAGTCTTGTGTTTATTCCTTGCCTAGCTTTTGCTCTTGCATAAGGATTTACTGCCTCTGAAACTCCTTTTACAAGAGTGCCGGGAGAAGCGGTAATCATTTCTAAAGCAGCAGCAGGTGCACCTCCTTTGTAATACATAGGAAGTTCATTTGGAGCGTTTTCAACAATTCTTTGAGAAGCAGATAAAGCTTTTGATCCTGCCATTTGACCAAGCTTACCAACTCCTAACCCTGATCCTATGTTTAAAAGACCTTCAAGATTAGCGGCTGTTCTAGGATTTTCTTCAGCTAACTCAGAAATATAACCTACTGCTTGTTGAACAGGTTCAGTTTGAGCTACATAATCTATTCCTTCACCTATTTTTTCTTCAATGTAATCAGGAACAAAAGGATCTAATGCAGCAGAAGCAATATCTCCAGCTATTCCGACTCCTGTTCCTACAAGGCTTCCTACGTTTCTTATTCCTTTTTCAACACCATAAATATTATCACTTTCATATTCAACATTTGTTTTGTCAATATCTTTACGAAGTTTTTTAACTCTACTAAGTATATTATTTTCTATTGAAGACATTATTCTTTTTCTTCTTCTTCTTCCGGAGATTCGTTAAGTATAGAAAGTAAAACTAACCTGTCTGCTTTTATTTGTTCAACTACATCGTCCATTCCTTTTTTACCAGCTTCTTTTATTGCTGCTCCAGAATCTTTAATCATGTTGTACACTAAAGCTCTGGCTGGTTTTGATATAGCAACTTTACCAGCACCAAAAACAGTACCAACTACTGCTGCTGTTGTTAATAACGGCCAAAATTGGTAAACAGCGTACCCTGCTGCACCTGCTGTTGCTGCTTGTGCTAACGCTGTTTTAGGTACAAACTGTCCAATATTTTCATGGAATCTAGAAAGAATTGTTCGTCCTTCTGAATTTCTTTTTTTAGTCAATATTTCATCAGCTTGAAACAATGCAGATTGTTTTCTTAAACTTTCCTTTACGTCTACATTAGTTGCATTTTTATTTACAATGTCATTTATAGTTTTACCTATAGCTTTTCTAGCTAATTCTGTAGCTCCTAATTCAGAAGGTTCTAATATTGTTTTCTGTTCACCTATAAATCTATCTAAATCTTTTCTTGCTTGTAGTAAAGAAGCTAAAGAACCATCTCCATCTTGTATTAATCTAACTGCTTCAGAAAAAACTTTTTCCATTGTTTTAGCAGGATTGCCTTTTAACAGCCTTTGAGTGTTTAATATACTTTGAGCAGCGTTGTCTAACTGTCCAATAACATTAGCTTTATCTAAAACTACAGTTTCTCCTGCCAGTCTAGACTGAAGAAAAGAACCTTCTCTTTCAATAGCTTCCTGTACTTTTTTAGCGTTCCAAGTATACGTTTTACTAGGATCAATATCTTTACCTTCAGTTAGTATATCTATTGTTTCTATAGTATAAGGATTTTTTGGGTTGTAAGTAACTTTTTGAGTAAGATCAGTAACGTCCAAATCTTTTATGTCTATTTTAGTTTCAGGATCTAACATAGCAGTAATTTTATCTCTACGTTCTCCTTTAATTTTAGCTCTTACTCCTTTGGATAAGTTACCACCTGTAGTTTCCAGTGTTGTTCCCGCTCTAGTAATTACACCTTTAGGTCCGGGTGCTGCTATAATTCCAATGTTAAAATAAGCTTCTAATAATTCCGCTGTGTCTTCATTTTCCTGAGAAGAATTTTTCCACTTTTCGTATTCTTCCATACTTTCCGATGCAAGCCTTAGTCCTATTCTTCCTGCTTCACTGTTTGCTAACCATTGTCCAGCGTCTTCAACTGCTGCAACCATAGCGTCAGGAGTAATTGCTTCTAGACCAGTAAGTATTGCATCTCCTGCTATTTCTCCTGCTCCTCCAACTACGTCACCAGTTACTCTAACTAGTTTTGCACTTAACGATAATTGATCGTCTTCTATACCAAAACTAGGTCTTTCTAAAGTTTCTCGAATACTACTTGTTCTACTTTCAAGAACATCTCCACTTCGTTGGAGTAAAGTGCTTTGTGGTCCTAAATCAGCAGCAGGATCTGGTACAGGAGTTACAGAAGATGATGGAGGATATATTTCTTCTAATTTAGCTGCTAATTCATTAGCTGAATCTATATCTCCAGCTTCATAAGCTCTGTTTACAGCGTCTATATATTGTTCTTTAGTATAATCCATTATTTTCTTAAATAAGTTTGTGCTTGTGGGGTTAAATCAGAACTAAGACCACTACTGTCTACTTCAAAAGCTACTAAAGCTTGTCCTCCGACTCCTGCAGTAACAAATGAGTCGTACACTTTTTTATGCAAAGCTAATTTTCTTTTAGCCTGTCTATCCCCAAATTCCATTAATCTTCTAATGTTTCCTATAGTTAATTCCATTTCTCCTGCTGCGGCTTTTTTAGCTAAATCAGCGTCTTTATCCGAAAGACCTGTACCTGAACCAAACATTTTTATTATTGTACCAATTTCTCTTACTCTAGTAGCCATAAATGCTTGAACATTGTCAGCACTGTCTATAGCTGAACCGGAAGCTCCAAATGATTTAGCTAATTCTAAAGCTTGTAATTTAAATTCACCTAAAGGCCCACCTGTAATATCATATTCATTAGAGGCTAAAAGATCCCTACCTTCTTTATTAGAAATTAATGTTTCTACCGCATCTCTAGCTTGTTTTGTTAACTCCTGAAAATCAGGAACAGCCGCTTTTGTTAATTGAGAAGTTAAATCGCTTGCACTATTGTATGTTTTAGTAACTGTAGGAGCTTCTACTAACTTTTTGTCGCTAGGTTCTATCCACGTTGTAACACCGTCGGCATTTGTATCCGCAATCATCCCATATTTATTTTCTCTGTAAATTTCTACTTTTCCTTGAGCGTCTTGATAAGCTACTGAATCTGCTTCTTCTCCGGATAAAACTTTAGCAAATGTTTCGTCGTTTAAATTGCTGTATTGTTTAACCTGTTCTTTTGTTAGTCCAGCTTGCCTACCTAAAGCAATCCTTCCTGCTTTTCCTTCATTTTTAGCAATAGCTGCAATTTCTTCCGCTCTTATTTCCTTACGAATGTCTACTAACATTTCTCCTGTAGCGTTAGCTATACTGTCGTTTCTTTCTTCTGGACCACCTATTGCTTTATTTCTGTCAACTAAAGAAGTTCTTAAAGATTGATCTCTAGTTTGTTCAGCTACTTTAGTTTTTCGTTGTTCATCCAAAGCATCAATTTTCATTTGAGCTTCTAAAGCTCCAGCGGTGTCTCCTCTGGATCTAGCATAATCTCTTTGAACAACTAATATTTCTCTTGTTCCAGTAGCAGATTCAAGTTTATCTTTGTAAATTTCTTCGTCAGTACTAAAATCTTTACCAGTTAAAATACCAGCTATATTCCTAACGGATTTACCTAAACCTCCACCAGTATTAAACTGCTGTGCAGGTTGAACAGGAGGTATTCCTTGACCAAATCCTGTTAACATTCCGGATGCGTCTTTAAAAGAATCCCTTAAAGACTTTTGAGCAAATTGACTTAATTTTGCCATTAGTTATTCCTCTATGATCCAAATATTGTATCAATAATAGTGTCGAACCAACCACCACCACTGCTACCACCGCCACCTTGTCCAACGGCTCCTGAGTACAAGCTCTTGAGGAAGTCAGTTTTTCCTAGTTCAGCTTGTAGTATTGCTTCAAGACCTGAACCTGTAGATTCATCAAACAGACCTGAACCGTACCTTCTGTCTTCACTGGCTATTGAAGCTAAGTTAGTTCCTGCACCTAACGCATCTAACATTTGTTGTTCAGGCATAAACTGTAAGCCCATCATTTGAGCTAAATTTTGACCTTGAACACCTTGTAAGTTTAATGGTAATTGCGCTGCTTGTCCACCTAAACCAAATAATCCTGTAGCTGTAGCTAAGTCTTGTTGTCTTTCCTGACCTGCTCGTTCCATAGCAGCTAAAGAAGCTTGGTTCATTGCTTCCGCTCTAGCTTTCTCCATTGCAAATTGTTCAGGAGAACCACCGTACATGGAAGTAGTTAAACCTAACCTTCCTTGGCTTAACAAACGATCATTTAATAACTGTTGTTGTCTTTGTTCTTCAGGATTTTGTATTGATCTTATTTTGTCGTATATGGACTGTTCTCTAGTTCCTCTGTCTCCTGTAACGGAAGTAAGAAGATTACCTACACCACCAAGTGCCTGAGTACCAATAGTTCCTGCTGTACCACCTGTAGGATCTGCACTGTAACCTGTTGGTCCTAACATCCCACTAATAATGTTCTGAACTCCAGTAGTCTGAGCAGCACCGGGAGTACCTAAAGCAGTAGAATAACCAGAATATTCTCCTGTTTCGGGGTCTACAGTTGCTTTAGTAGTTCCTGCTCCCGTAGTAACGGTAAATGGTTTAAACTGAGAACGACTAAAAGCTTCTTGGCCTAAATCAGTAAAACCTTCGGCTAACCCTGTGCCTACGTCAGTTAATCTTTTAACTATATCATCAGCAGCAGCGTAGTCAGCTCCACCTTTTATAAGATTGCCAAAAAGACTTCCAATACCGCTTTTATTGTCTTGCCACCAATCGCTAAAACCACCATGTTCAGTAGTGTGTCCCATATCTCTACCCTACCTTATTCCCAAACACCAGTTCCCTGCTAACTGTGTAGCAATAACTTTCAGGTGTTGGTCTAATTTCAAAACCATTTGATCTAAAAAAACTATATTCCATTCTGCTCATTGTATAACCAAAGTAATCAGGATTGACTAAACATTCCTTGTGTATTTTAAACCGTTCTTCTTCCAAAGGATGCTGAAAATAATTTGTAGGTTCAACTGTCGTAGCACAGCCACTTATAAACAATGCTAAAAGTAAACTAAGTATTATCCTCATCTTCATCTTTCTTCAAAAAACTCCTTATAGTTTGTGTTTCATATATACGGATACTAGTCCATACTAATGTTGCTAAAGCTGCCAAAGGAGGCAACCATCCCATTAACGCTGAAGCAGTAGCAGAGACTGCCAATACGTCCACTCCCGACTTAACTGCTTCTGCGTCCAATGACATTATTTATCCTTTGCTAAACCTACGTTAAGCGCAATCATATCAAGAAATTTGTAACCTTTGGCAACCCATTCATCGTCTTTAGGTGTAGGGGTTACTGCTGCAACTGCTGAAGCTAAAGCTACTGCTGCTGTTACAATGTTGAATATGTCTAATATTATTTCCATTTATCCCGGCCCTCCTGATTCCATTGCTGCTTTGTGCTTAGCCTTTGCGTCATCTGTAAAATAAATCTCAGCTAGTTTTTTAACTTCATCTGATTCTCCACTAACATCATCGTTAGGAGCAACCACATGGCGATGAAAGGATCTAGATAGTTCTGCACCGTCATCTGTTATTATAGTCGCTGTACGAACTTGGATAACTTTCCAATCCCCTGCGTCTACTATTTCTATCTTGTCATCTTTTACTGTTTTTTCTAAAGCCATAGTTTTCTCCTTTTGTGTCTGTGCCTACCGTCCAGTAAGCATAAGTTTGAAATTCAATTTATACAAAATATGTGATTGTCAGCGTATGAATATCATCAGCACCACTAGTAATATCTGAAACTTTTACAGTGTTATCTGCCTGACCATAGCCAACAGTTTTAAAATAGGCTCTAGCTTTGGATGCGCTAGTAATAGGTTTTATATCTTGCATATTTGTATCAGCATTATAAGTCCACCCATGATGTGCTACTGATCCTACTGATCTATATGCTGATGCTACAAAGGGCAAGGAGAAAAAAATCTGATTTCCCGCTGTCATTCCGCTTGTGTCGATATTATTCCACGCATAAAAGGTAACAGTTACTTGTCTACCGATTTTAGTGTAATAACCTGTTATTGTTGTTGATGAGGCATTGCCTCCAGATGAAGCATCATATCCTGTGACGGTATAAGTCCCTTCCTCATAGTCATCTAACACTTCTGAAGACATTCCAGTAGCATTACTA